TGGACTTCCTCAAGCGGAAGTTCGTACGGCGTGGCGGACTAGTCTACGCGCCTCTGGATCCGGCCTCGATTGCCAAACAACTCGAGTGGATCAAGTCCTCCGACGTGGAAGACGAGCGTTCGCTCGTCCGTGCATCCGTGCGTGCAGTCGGACGTTTTATCTCGCACCACCCGCCGGGTCATCTCGACGAGTGGTACAAGGCTGCGGTTGACGCCTGCAACAGACGTTTTCCTCCGACGCTGCACGATGAACCGTTCGACAGCATGGATAACCTCCGCGCACTGGCAGCGGAGGAAGTTTCCGCCCCGCGTGTATACGTGGGCCCCGGAGACGAAAAACTTAAACGCTCCGAGTACATCAAGTACTACGGCTAGCGTGAGCTCGGCTCGGGAAGCCGTTAAACTCGCCCGTTGGGTATTGTCAACAGTACGGTTATGCAAGAGAGATTGGGCAGCTCTCGCCGTGTTGATCAGAACCCCGAGCCCTACACAGCTCTCGGCGTCATAAGCGTACCCGCATGAGAGCGGAATCTTTCAAAAACGCTTGCTACTACACTTTCACAAGAAGCGACTCAGTCGCACAGAGCAGACTCAGAGAGTCTGCATAGTGCCAACAGAGGCACCACTGGCGCCCACGTGGGCGTCGACCACACCACGACGTCCCAGGGTGACAAAGAGATGAATACAATTCACTTCATCGATTCGGTTCCCACCATGGAGACGGGCGTGGAGCGGGCGCCACTTTCCATGGTCAATCACGAGTTCCCGGGGAAAGTTGACGGGAACTTGCGGAGTTTGTTTGAGCGCCCGGTCAAGATCAAAACCTACACCTGGTCTTCTTCGACTTTCGCTAACACAGGTTTCGACCCATGGACCGAGTACTTCAACTCGGACCTGATCAACCAAATTGTGGCGCGACACGCGGCGATTCGCGGGACGTTGAACGTGGAGTTCCAGATCAGTGGGAATCAATTTCAGTACGGCAGGATGGCGTGTTCGTACGCTCCAATGTTCGGGTTGAACGAGATGACAGGATTCGGGGAGGTTCCCTCAGGCTCCCGAACCTGGCAACGGGCGTGCTCCATGGACCACGTCATGCTCGATCCGAATACGAGCGCATCGTGCCGCATGAATCTTCCGTTCATCCATCCGACCAACTACTTTCAGATTGGAGCCATTCCCACGAGCGCCATGCCGTGGCCGGCTTTTCTCCCTTCGAGCTGCGGTCGGATAGAGCTCACCGAGGTGGTTCCCCTCCAATCATCCTCCGGTACGATCGATTCCGTCACTATATCCGTGTACGCATGGATGACGGACGCGGAAGTAGCTCTTCCGGTGTCCTATGTCAGGAGCGGCATCACTCCTACTCCTTTACCGCTTTTCACCCCACAAAGTGAAGGCGCGGAGGCC